TGCTTGACTTATCACGTGCTTGGAGTGGGGTGCTTACCAAAGCAACTCCGCTTCCTGACGTGTGGCAGGGGCTAGCACTCAAGCAGATTAAGTTCCGGCGAGGACAAGTCTGTATGGTAGCTGCTGCACCTAACGCTGGTAAGTCTATGTTTGCACTCATCTATGCGATGAAGGCAGATGTACCAACGCTTTTCTTTTCAGCAGATACTGATACTACAACTGTGATGATGAGAGCAGCATCTGCTGCATCTGGTCACTCGCAGGTATCGGTAGAGTCGAACTTATCTAACAATAAGAACTACTACGATAAGCACTTCGATAAGTTAGAACATATCAAGTGGGTCTTTGATTCGTCCCCTTCACTAGATGATATTGAGTTAGAGATCAGGGCATATGTTGAACTCTATGGTCACGCTCCAGAGCTGATCGTCATAGATAACTTAATGAATGTGGCAGCAGAGACAGACAATGAGTGGGCTGGCTTACGTGCGATTATGATGGAGTTGCACGATATGGCACGTAAGACTGAAGCCTGCGTACTGGTACTGCACCACGTATCTGAGCAGAGTGAGTACGGATCACCATCTAAACCACCTGCTAGACGTGCTATTCACGGCAAGGTAAGTCAGTTACCGGCGTTGATCTTAACGCTAGGTTACGACCCAAGCAATGGTGAACTCAAGGTAGCTGCAGTAAAGAACCGATTTGGGCCACACACTGCCGATGGCAATGACTATGTGACTCTCTTTGTAAACTATGCTGCCTGCCAAATATCAGATAAAAACGCCTGGGGTGTTATGCTTAGAAATGATGTAGTCAATGGCTATCAAGGCAACTATATCGTCCAAGAAGATAGGGAATTAAATGGCTGAAGAAAGTTTATCAAGTAGATACAAAGATAAGATTAATATTGAGACACTGCGTACAGATCTTGATGCAATCAAGGTAGATCTAACTCACTTTGCTGGTGCTCTGCTCCAATCAGGGATCATTGAGTTAGTTAAGGATGAAGAAGGTAACGTGGTCTACAAGATCAACAAGGTTGTACTGGTAGATGAGCAACCCGAAGTACAATAAGGCTAAGGGTGCTGCCTTCGAAATAGATGTTATGAAATGGCTACGCAAGATGGGTCAAGTAGCTGACCGCTTACGTCTAGCGGGTAAAGATGACGAAGGAGATTTAGTATGTGTTGTCGCGGGACAGACCTACATACTAGAACTCAAGAACACGGCGAGACTAGACTTGCCGGAGTTCTGGAGGCAAGCAGAAGTTGAGGCGCTTAACTACGCTAAGGCTCGTGGTATCGGGGAAGTGCCACTGCATTATGTTGTAGTTAAGCGTCGCAACGCTGGCATAAGTCAAGCCTGGGTCGTTCAGGACCTAGCACAATGGTTAAAGGAGAAAAAATAATGGCAGTACCAAATGGAGCAATCACAACATCAGAGATACTCGTACCAGAAGTTGTACCAGTAGTCGAAGAAGTAGCTGAAGAAGTAGAAGAAGAATTGGAGATTGAAGATGACAAGTAAAGCAATAACTCGTAATGAGTTTGCTAGAAAAATTGCAGACGTTATGATTGAATCACCTGATTCAGAGAATCCTGACCCACAAGATAACGCTTACAACTGGGGCTTAGCACACGCTGAATTGCTATTTTCTGGAGTTGAAGTAGATACTATAAAGGAAATGCAGAGCAGAATGAGGACCAGATGATCTGCGATTACTGCCTGAAAGCAGGTGAGGAGAACTCACTGAACCACATCAAGAACGCCACTAAATTGCACAAGAAGTGCGGAGGATGCGTATGCCAGCACAAGACTGGTCAAGGTTGGGTAAAGGTCGCGGGAGTTCCGGTTCCACTGATGCGAACTCAATCCCCATAGGTCCTATCGTTACCTACTTCGGTGGGGAAGTACGAGAAGGACAAGATGTATCGGTCAAGTGTTGCTTACATAGTGATACTCGCAGGTCTGCTGTAATCAATACCTATAACAATTTATATTTCTGCCACACCTGCGGTAAGGGTGGCAACGCAGTCAACATTGTCTGCATCATAGAGAACTTGGAGTTTAGAGATGGCCTCAAACGCGCAGTCGAAATTGCTACTGGAAGCGGCGCGGAGATACGCTCAAGAGGTAAGTCCAGAAACTCTAGTCGCTCTAAACGAACGTGGGATATCTGAGACAGTAGCTGCTCGCTTTGAGTTAGGCACAGTCACTGATCCGATCAACGGTCACGAGATGTATGAAGGATGGATCTCTATCCCTTACATCACCGCCGGTGGCAGTTGTGTAGGCTTTAAGTTCAGGCGTGTAGATGATGGTAAGCCTAAGTATGGATCTCCTACTGGGCAGAAGGCACACCTTTACAATGTCTCAGATGTAATACCGATGTCGCCTTACATAGTTATCTGTGAAGGTGAGTTAGATACTGTTATCACTAGCGGGATGCTAGGTATACCAGCAGTAGGGGTTCCTGGCGTACAGTCTTGGAAGCCACACTTTCCTAAACTATTTACTGGCTATGAAACAGTCTTTGTTGTAGGCGATAATGATATTAAAGAAGATGGATCTAACCCTGGGGCAGACTTTGCTAAACGTGTCGCCAATGAGATATTAAACTCAACTATTGTTACACTACCACCAGGTATGGATATCAACGATCACTACTTAGCATATGGGGCAGATGCCACCAGAACCCTGCTAGTGGGCGAACCGAAAGGATGAGTAAGGACGAATGGCAACAGATGATACAGACTTTGCAGCATATGGGCTTCCAGATCCTAGAGATCAATATGGAAACCGAGACAGTTCTACTGCGCCCTACACCGACAAGGTAAACCCTGAGTTTGCTACAGATGTCTGGCGTATTATGGATGCAGCAGGTAACTTACTTATCCGTAAGCATCACGACTACGGCCCAAAGAATATTGCTCACTCACCAGGTGGACCACTTAATGGTCTGCGTGTACGTATGTGGGATAAGATAGCTCGCATCAACAACTTGGTTGATTCAGATGTGCAGCCTAGCAACGAGTCCTTGCGTGATTCATTCCTCGATCTATTGAACTACTCTGCTATTGCAATGATGGTCTTAGATGGCGTATGGCCAGAGGTTGAAGTTACTGATTGTGACTGAGCTGCATCCGATTGCCTATGAGTTAGCCTCTTCTGTTGCTTATGCAGTCCACCGGCGCTACAAGCATTGGGTAGAGCGAGAAGATATTACTCAGGAGTGTATTGCTTGGGCCGTTACGCGTAATGCCTACATCACTGAGCAGATGAGCGTTGAAGATCCTAAGCAATTAGAACATAACCAAAGCCGTATCGCTTGGCAGATGAAGCGTGCAGTCGAACGCTATGCACGCAAGGAGAAGGCTAACAAGTCTGGCTATCAGACCAACGATGAAGTTTATTACCAGACCTTTACCCTCGGTCAGCTACTACCCTTTGTTATCTCATCCATCATAGATGGCACAGTATTAGAGCAGATGCAGGAGATGATTAACGATGGTCAACCACGCGGATCATCTAGCCCAGCAGAAGGTGGCAACCTGCTTGCTAGCCTGATAGATATTAAGAAGTGTTTTCTTAAACTAGACCAGAAGGATCAGGCTGTATTGCGTATGCGTCACTACGATAACGCTACCTTGCAGCAGATAGCACAGTACCTAGAGTGTGCAGTATCTACTGCTGATCGTAGATGCACCAACTCCCTGCGTAGATTACAGGATGAGTTAGGTGGGGAGACACCGTTTCGATGAACGAAGCTATACTCTTTGACTTTCTCAAGATGAATCTTTACCCAGATCTTGAACGGGCGCCAGGAATATACGATGCCTTTGACTGCATCAGTCCGAAGGCTGCTCACTTCATAGAGTTAAAGTGTCGTCAAGCCCATTATCCTACGCTACTTATAGAGCAAGCAAAGTATGAGAAGTTAATTACTCAGGCATATCACCGAGATCTCTTGCCCTATTATATTAACTCGACTCCACTTGGTATCTATTCATTTGATTTAACTGATATGCCAGAGCCAGAGTGGGGTGTATATCCAATGCCAGCTACATCAGAGTTTGCTAACAGGGCTACAGTTGATAAGACAGTAGGGTTCTTAGATATAAATGAGGCGGTTAAGTTATGATCTATGCTTTCAAGTGTGACTGCGGTAGCACCAGAGAGATCGAGCAGTCTATCCACGTGGAGATAGTTGAGCCTATGTGTACCGATTGCCACAATTCTATGTATCGCATCTGGTCCTCTCCCGCTATCACCTTCAAGGGTCCAGGGTTCTACAGTAACGGTGGCTAGAAAGCACTAACCCCCACCGGAAAGAGGTTAACGGTGAGGGCTAGTCCTTCGAAAGGAGGGCAGTTCAGAGTGTATCAGATATACCCTGAATGATCCACTCTACTACTGGTACTGCTACCGCGTTTCCTATCTGGCGGTAACGAGCCGAATCAGAACATCCTTCAGTCCAATCATCAGGAAATCCCTGCAATCTTTCACACTCGATAGGTGTGAGCCTACGAACCGGCACCTCTTGATGGATCACGTAAGGCACTCGCGCCCCACCTGTTCCCCAGTATGTGGCTACAGTCGGAGAGTAGCCATCATAGATACGAGTATCGTCTACTCGTGTAGCTTCAAAGATTAGAACCGTTGCTCTTACTTCAGCGTTATTATCAAATGCGTTCAACGTAGGACACACTCCGCCTTCGATCCAGGTTTCGTGATCTTCATTGTGTTGCGCTCTCCTGCTCTTTACGTACCACATCTTCAAATGCTCTCTGTAACTGATCCGGTAGCAACTTCCCGTTCCTGTTGCTTCTGCGAAGCACTCCTTCTGCTGCCTTGACTGTTAAATAATATTTCTGCTGGACTGGTTGAGTCTGAACCACGTCTGCCAACGATGAAGACACGCTTCCGGCGCTGGGGTACTCCGAAGTGTTGAGCATCAAGCACACGCCATCCGATAGAATACCCGATGTCGGCCATCGTCCCGATGACGACTCCAAAATCTGCTCCGTTGTTACTGGATAGCAGACCAGGGACGTTTTCGATGACGAAGTATTCTGTCTGCGTTTCATCCACAATTCTTGCAATCTCCCAGAATAACCCGCTTCTTGCGCCAGCAAGACCAGCCCTTTTGCCAGCAACGCTGAGGTCTTGGCAGGGAAATCCTCCTGTAATAATTCCTGTGCTTGGTGTAAATCCTGCATTTATTAGATCCTCTCCCTTAACTGTAGTTACATCATCAAATATCTTGCTCTCTGGAAAGCGGTGTGCCAATACCTCTTGGCACTTCTTATCTATCTCTACCGAGGCAACGACCTTTACTCCTTGTCGCTGCATAGCTAAGTCAAACCCACCTATTCCGGCGAATAGGCTAACTCCGGTCAGCATCAGTACCACCCTCTTCTGTCTGAGTGTCGGAGAGCGCTACACGCATCGCCTCTATAGCGATGACCAATGTATCGTATACCGTGAAGGATTTGTAGTTCAGGTTCTCGACTTCTCTCTCTAAGGAGTTGAGCAATTCCGTAAGCTGATGATCTTGGGTTATCTGCGAGGTGGTCAAACCTGCTCTCACGGGTCCATAAGGTGATGAGGCACGATGTCTGCTTCTGCGTATATCCGAGAGCGCGACTATATTGCTTTGTGATTCGCTTGTTCTCACGCTTTTCCTCCATTGTTGCCTTCGTCTGTACTGGAGCTGGCTTGGTCGCCTTCTCCTCCACCCGTAGGTGGTGTACTGGAGTCAAGATCCATAGACTGACCAGTGCTGCCGTCAATATCAAGCCACTTCTTACCCATCTGTTCATCTACAATTTTCTCCTGTTCGAGCAGTTCTTTGTATGTCTCAGGGTAAGTATTGGATAGGCGTGCTAGCGCCCTATCTCTCGCCCTCCGGTAATTGCGATAACCCACCGCGCCACGCTTGGCCGTCTCTATCCTTCTAGCGATCTCCGTCATTGACCTTCTCCTCCATAACTATAAGTGCATAGGTTATCAGTAATACTATGATAATCCCGATAGTAAAGCTCACTTGCTCTCACCCACCTTAGATCCCACAATAGAGGTGATCTCGATAGGTCTGCCCACTAGCTGAGCGTCCTCCTCATCACTCTCCCAAGTGGAGATGAATACCCTCGCCCCCTGTGACCGGCCATACCAGTCGAACATATCCTCAATCCTCTCCCCTCCCCATAGGGCTACGCCCTGCGGATCGGTGACTTCATAGAGATAGATCAGATCAGGGTTGGTTGAATAGAAGTTACTCATCATCGTCCTCCTTTGGAAATAGGGTATCCCAACAGGCAGGGTGAGTGCCAGAGATCAGCACCTCTCTCTCCCCCGCGCTCATATCGGGAAACACCCGTTGGATATTCTCCCCTCCCCGCCATCTATCAACTAGCTCTTGATCCAGACTCCAGATCTCATACTCGTTACATACGCAGCAAGGCTTGGTCTTTACCACTATTAAATTACTCATTGTTCTGCTCCTCGTGGCAATCGTGAGATTTTACTTCACTCTCTCCTAATTGTGCGTCACAATCTAAACAATAAGCTACATAAACAATACTGCTCATCATAGCCCTCTCCTCTCCTCTAGGTAGTTGATGAAGTTGATCTCCTCTAGCGCCTTAATCATACGCTTGAGGTTCTCAACCCCTGCCTCACTATCTCCATTACTTATTTGCTCGATGGCTAGATCCTTGCATAGATCTGCCTTAGCTATTAGATATTCCTTATTCATTACTTACCCTCTCCCTCTACTGGACAATCATCAGATAGATGACCTTGACCGTCGGTACCCTCGCATATGCACCAACCGAATTGCTCTACTTGTGCAGCGTGAGTCAATTCTACCCGCTCACTCCACTCCATTACATCATTCACTTACTTGCCCTCTCTCTCATTTGTTTATTAGTTAGATCATTCTCACACTCTATGCAAGCGTCAGAATTATATTCCCTGCGGTCATACTCTCTCTCGCACGTATTACACTTGATCCACTCGGAGTTATCATCGAACGCCGGATCAACCGCGTACCGGTAATCACTCATCCTCGCCCTCCTTCTCATATAGGTATCCTCCCATAGCTGCGCCTAGCCCAGTGTGGATCACAATATCGCCGGCGCTATCTTCAGTCAGTCTAGCTCCTGGCATATTCTCGCTCACCCACTCCTTCAAGTCTTGGATAGTATCTACTTCACTTAGGTTCACTTTCTCTCTCCTTCACTGTTGAAGCGATATAGCTCGCCTGGGCCTTCTAGTTGATTAATAATATGCCTCCCCTGGGCAATAGTTGGATAGACTAGGTACTCACTATCGCCATTACTGAATCGCTCGTAGGTATAATCTAGTTCACTTGCCCTATTGCTAAGGATAGTCTGCAATTCTTTCTTACTTAACACGCTATCGCCTCCACTTCTAGGCCGGCCAGTGCGTAGGCCTTAACTATTGCCCTGGCCCTGGCCTCCGTAAGATCACACTCGCCTAACACTTCTCCGCTATCTACTAGGCGGAGGATAGTACGGGCCTTGATCCTGGCGCTCACGCGCTCACCTTCTCTCGTGTCTGGCCGGCTTCTAGTAATTGATCCACTAGCTCGCGCACACTGTATAGCGCCGACTCGTGCGCCTTCTTCATATTCTCCGGATTATATCGGAGCGCTTCAACCTTCCCAGCTAGGCGATTAAGATCAGTGTGCATACTATGCTTCTCGAAGTAGAAGCCGGCAGTGCCGCTCGCTTCCACTGTACACTCGCTAATTACACTCCAGTACACTTTCTTTACCTTATCGTGATAGGTATACACCTTCACGCGATAGTTATTCTCCAGCGTGTAAGTATCTACACACTTTCTCGTGATCTCATTGACGAACTTCTCGTGTTTGGCGTTCATATTCTTATCCTCCTTCATAAGTGAAGTAGAAGCCCTACTTCCCACTCTCCTCCTCCTCCGGTACCGGAGAAGGAGAGTGAGCTGCGTACTTCTATGCCTTACTATACCCCATAACTAGGGTAATTGCTTCAATATCCAGGCAAGTGTATCTATTCTCCCCTGATAATAGGAGTAAGTCTCCTTCTCCCCTACACTCTCGCGCAGGCGCTCGAAGATATACTCCGCTTCTTTCTCGATGATCTCTCTCACTTGCTAGCCTCCTCCTTCCTTCTATTAATTCTAGGGCCGCGCAGTACTCTCTCTCCTTCACTATTGAAACACTGCCTAGTGGCGCAGTAATCTCCATAGAAGCTAAGGCCCGGCCTCATTACTTCTCCGCAATAGGTACACTTCTCCTTCACTTCTTCACCTTCTCTCTCGCATACTCGTAGGCCTTCTCCGCTCGATCTAAGAAGTATTCCGCGCTAGTACTATCTTTCTTATTAACCATTAACATATACTTCCCCAAATTCTCGGCCACTGCCCTATTATAGGCCGGCCCGTATCGCGTAACACTAGCCAGCGCCAGTATCCTAGCCTCGTCACCTTCTCTAGTAGGCAGTGTGCAGCTATCAAGGTGCATAAGTGGAATAGTTATCACTTGGCCTCCTCCCCATAACACTGGGCCATACTGCCCCAGCAGTAGCCTTCTCCCGGTACATACCAAATATGGCCCAGGAGATACCAAGCTCCCCACAATAGAAGCGCTCCCAGGAGCGCCATTACTGCCCAGCCCCTAGGCGTTAATCTCCTCACTTGCCGGCCTCCTTCAGTGCGTAGGCTTCGCGCTGGGCCTTCCAAGATATAGCGGAGAAAGTGGTATATATGCCAGTCAATGTCTGCCAGGCTTCGCTTCTCGTACTTCCAAGATAGCCAAGTGTTAAGTGTAGGGGATCACTGTGGCCGGAGCGATATACACTGCCTCCGGTGGCGAAGATACGCCAGGCGTTACCATATGTCGGAGATCCATACTGCAAAATTAAGTGAGGAGTACGCATAGACTCGTAGACTTCTTCACCTAATACTTCTCCTTCTAATAGGCCTGCTTCTCTCATATATTCTTCTATGGCCTTTACTCGTGTTTCAAATTGTGCATTGGTTATCTTCACTTTACTTCTCCTTCTTTCTTCAATAGTGGAGCAACTTGCTCCCATAACTTGCTAACTATCTTCTTAATATCTTTCAAGTCTTCGAAGGAGTCGCAGTAATCGCTAGTTCCTTCCAAGTCATAACTATTCCAAGAATATCCGGAGTCTTTCTCCAAGGATTCTCCGAAGGCTATTTCAGTGCCACTTTCTAACACGATAGATACATACCCAGGATAGGTCCAGCGTACTTCACTGCCCACTGGAGAAGTAAGTGTTATCTCGTGCTGCACTAGGTGAATTGGATATTTATTCCCACTTACCAAGTCATCGAAGTCTTGCAGTCTAATTGCCATAATAGTTCCAATCGCTAGAAGTTTATCTTGCAAGAGTAATCGTATACCTACCTATACCCTATATGCAAGACTTATCCGGAGTTTATTTGGTAACGTGTCGCAGCTTGTTACTTCCCAGTAACTTAGGAGGTGATCCAAGTCCGGGCCAGTACTTGGCCTTCTTAGATACTGCCACTCCTTCAGATTAGGGCCGGCATTACTGGCCCAGGCCCAGGCTATCGGGCCGGCGAAGTGTTAGGCATTGAAGGAGTATTACTTAATTAAGGATAGAAGAAGGAAGGCTCCGGGACCGCCAGGGGTATAGTCAGCCCCCAAAGAATTACTATAGACCCACAGCCTAGACCGTCAGACTAGACCGCTGGCCTAGACCGTCAGCCCAGAAAAAACCGACCCCCCCTTGTTGAATCTGACCGCGTCCGTTACTATACTCCCCAACAAAAAATATTTGCTAAAGTGAAGCTGAAGTAGGCTCTGAACAGCACTTTTACCGTGTGTGATTAACATCACAGAAATAAAACGGGAAATACAGTAAATTTCCTGCCTTATATACAGTAGGGGAGCAAAGCGGGGAGTACTTTGCGACCCGTTCGGTTGGCCTCTTGCGAGGCCCCTAGGCCGAGTACCGACCTACCCCTCAGTTCGCTGTGGCTCCTTCGGGCGCTAAGCCCGACCAGTGCAGGCTAGCGGCGCTATTTAGTCGGGTGAGTTCTATCTAAATATTAGATCCGATAAATTCCTCAGCCCGATAATAAAATCACTTTCGGGCGATTTAATCTGTAGGAGGAATACGTGGCTGATAACTCAGCAGATATTGCCAAGAGAATTATCCTCGGCGCTGTCGCAGAAGGTATGACCGTTGAGGCAGCTACTGCCTCTGCTGGCAAGTCCATTAAGACTTATGAGTATTACCGTCGCACAGATAAGATCTTTGCAGATAAGGTAGATCGAACCCGCCTAGGTCTTAAGGATAAGCAGTTCGCATCCGGTGACGTACACGACCTGACCTTTGCAGAGTTCCGCGAAAAGTTCCTCCATAGTCGCACCTTTGCTCATCAGCAGAATATCGTAGATGTCATCGAAGGCCGTGAGCCTGGGTGGCTACACCCCAGTATGAAATTTGAGCCAGGACTTGCGGCCAACCGCGTCCTGATAAATATCCCGCCCAACCACGCCAAGTCTATTACGATCACCGTAGACTATGTGACGTGGCAGGTCTGTAGGAATCCTAACTTTCGAGTACTGATAGTCTCACAAACGCAGCAGTTAGCTGCCGACTTTCTCTACGCCATCAAGCAACGTCTGACGCATCCAATGTATCAAGATCTACAGACTGCGTATGCTGCTGGCGTAGGGTTTAACTCTAAGTCTGCCTCGTGGCAGGCAACCCGTGTCACCTTCGGTGATGAACTCCGTGAGTCATCTGAAAAGGACCCGAACATCGAAGCCGTTGGTATCGGCGGTCAGATCTACGGTAAGCGTGCCGATATGATTATTGTAGACGACGCGGTGACTCTAAAGAACGCCAATGAGTTTGAGAAGCAGATCCGCTGGTTGACCCAGGATGTGCGCTCCCGTCTTAACCCTACGGGTAAACTGATTATTATCGGAACTCGTGTGGCTTCCGTTGATCTATACCGCGAGCTACGCTCAGAGGACCGCTACCCTGGTGGTCAAGTTCCTTGGAAGTATCTAGCGATGCCGGCCCTGCTTGAAGCAGATGAGAACCCCGACAAGTGGGTTACCTTATGGCCCGCATCTGATGCTCCATTTGATGGACAATTAGAATCTGATAAGAACGAGGACGGCCTATACCCACGTTGGTCTGGACGTAACCTTTACAACGAACGCCAAGCAATGGATGCAAGTACCTGGGCTTTGGTATATCAACAGCAGGACGTTTCTGAAAACGCTGCCTTTGATCCTGTATGTGTTAAAGGATCTATTGATGGTATGCGTAAGGCAGGCAACCTAGTTGCAGGTCATCCAGGCCATCCTAGAGACTTAAACGGCTTTACCTATATCTGTGGACTAGACCCTGCAATGATCGGTGATACTGCAGCTATCTGCTACGCCATTGACCGATCAACGAGCAAGAGGTACATAGTAGATGCTATCAAGATTAGCCGTCCGTCTCCAGCCGATATCCGTAATCTTATTTTTGATTGGACATCCCTCTACGCCCCCTCAGAGTGGATCGTCGAAAAAAACGCCTTCCAATCCTTCCTAACGCAAGACGAAGGTATCCGTATGCACTTGGCTTCTCGCGGAGTCCAGTTCAAGGAACACCACACTGGTTCTAATAAGTGGGATGCCGGCTTCGGTGTGGCCTCTATGTCTACCCTCTTTGGTACTAAGCAGTTTGATGGTAAGCACCATCGAGATAACTTAATACATCTACCAAGCGATCAGACCGAGAACATCAAGGCTCTGATAGAGCAGTTAATTACCTGGACTCCAACGACTAAGGGTAAGACCGATATGGTGATGGCCTTGTGGTTCTGTGAGATCCGCGCACGTGAGATGCTCAACTATGGCAAGTATGCCACCCACCATATGAAAAACCCATTCCTATCTCGCCAAGAGATGGGCAAGCGAACAGTGATTAACTTAGAAGAAGCCTTCGCTGAACAAAATAAAATGAGAATAATCTAGGGAGATAGTTATGGGAATGAAACCTAAAAAAGATACTTACACTACAACTACATCAGGTAATAAAACTACTAAAACTTGGGAATACAATGATGGTAGCGGTTCTTCTGTAACCCAAACAAACCCTAGTAAAAAATTAGATTCAAAGTATGGCATAAAGCCACCAGTCAAGAAGAAGGCTACACCTTCACCTAAACCTAAGACAACTGCTAAGGCTACTCCTAAAGCAACTGTCAAGCCAACCGCAACGCCAAAAAAGAAATAATTAGTTTTAACCCCCGTTATTAGGAGTTTCATTGTTATCAGTCAAAGAAGTTGACGCGAAAGTAGCGCGACTACGCTCACGGTCAGCAGCACGCGACCAGCGTATGCGCGATGTGCTTTCGGTACGTCAGGGAGATATCTCCAAGGTATACCCTGCTATGTTTTCAGAGGACTACCCAAAGCCTCTCGTTGCCAACTTCATTGACGTAGCAGCACGTGACCTAGCAGAAGCTATGGCTCCACTGCCATCCTTTAACTGTTCAGCAACCAATATGGTCTCCGATACTGCACGTAAGGCTGCAGATACTCGTACCCGTATCGCTAACTTTTACGTCACAAACTCTGATCTTCAACTCCAGATGTACACCGCAGCCGATTGGTATAACACCTACGGCCTAGGTATCGGTATGGTTGAGATGGATTATGACGATAACAATCCTCGTGTCCGTATGCTTAACCCATTTGGTACCTACCCAGAGCTAGATCGTTATGGTCGAGTCTTATCAGTTACCCAAGTTATTGTTACAGATGCAGAGACATTGGCTGCACAGTACCCAGAGTTCTACGATCAGATCCTAGGTCGCAATCAGTACCAGTTGTCTTCGCCTTATATCTCAATGGTTAAGTACCACGATAAAGATCAAGACCTGCTATATCTGCCAGAGCGTAAAAACCTAGTTCTATCTAGCACGCCTAATATACTAGGCAAGCCAATGGCATCTGTCATTATGCGTTCCTCCCTTGATGGAGAAGCACGCGGTCAGTTTGATGATGTACTCTCAGTCCAACTCGCTCGTGCTCGCTTTGCAGTATTGCAGATCCAAGCCGCTGAGAAGTCTATCCAAGCACCTATTGCTATCCCACAGGATGTGCAAGAGTTGGCACTTGGACCAGATGCGATTATGCGTTCTGCTAATCCGCAAGGCATCCGTCGTGTACCACTAGAACTACCACCTGGAGTCTTTACTGAGTCCGGTGTATTAGAGCGTGAACTACGCCTTGGTGCTCGTTACCCAGAGTCTCGTTCAGGAAACATTGACGCATCTGTTGTTACAGGTCGCGGAGTGCAAGCTCTACAGGCAGGCTTTGATACACAGATCAAGGCAGCACAAGCACAGTTTGCTCGTATGTTCCAAGAACTTATCTCTGTCTGCTTTGAAGTAGACGAGAAAGTATTTGGCGGAATCCCTAAGACAATCAAGGGAACCGACGATGGAACACCTTATGTACTCAAGTACATCCCATCACGTGATATCAAGGGTGAGTATGGCGTAGATGTCCGTTACGGCATTATGTCTGGTATGGATCCTAACCGTGCCATTATCGCTTTGCTACAAATGCGTTCAGACAAACTCGTCTCACGCGACTATGTACGTCGTGAGATCCCTATGGATCTTAACGTTACACAGGAGGAACAACGTGTTGATATTGAAGAAATGCGCGATTCTCTGCGCGTTGCTGTTGCTCAGTATGCTCAGGCGATACCAGCACTCGCGGCGCAAGGCCAAGACCCTTCACAGATTATCAACCGTATCGCTGCTGTTATCCAAGGTCGCCAAAAGGGACAGGCCCTAGAGAACATTATTGAAAAAGCATTTGCACCAGAACCAGCTCCAACCCCAGAGATGCCACCTATGGCACCAGGTATGGAGCAACAGATTCCAGCAGCAGGTGCGGCCCCCGCTACTGCCTCGCAGCAACCTCCACAAGAACAAGCTGGTTCGGCCCCTGCTGCTGGTCAACGTCCAGATATCGCACAACTACTCGCTGGTATCACCGGCGCAGCATAAGTGAGGGAGGTGTAAATATGAATAAAGGATCACGCGCAGCAGCGCCAATGTCAAAGCCTGTTGAAGGCAAGAAGGATACCTCTAAGCCAAAAGGCGGCAAGGTAGTTCCATCAATGATGCCAGCAGGCCGCAAAGGAACATCAGTAAAAAAGGGTTAATTATTTTAATGGAAGGTGTATAGGGTGATGGATCATAATAAAATACGTCGCCCTATACGCCCTTCTGATTTCTTAGTAATACTTACAGAAACTGTGTACAACTTATCGCAGGTTGCAACAGGATTCTTTGAATCATTATACGAATTAAGCATTTACCATTCTAACCAAAAGACTGAAACCAATCAGGCTTGGGAACAGATGGCGCAAGACCTAGAGACTTTAGAGGAGGACCGATGACAACAGCACCAATGAATCCATTGGCTGGCCCAGCAGGTCCTGGCAAATATGCCACGCGTACCGATAACTTACAGATGGGTTCTACCGCATACGGTGAAGGTGTAGAGACAGCCGCTATTAAGTCCGGCGCTCCACTTGCAAAGACTGCCGATGCAGTCTCAGAGCCAACAGGAAGATTACGTCAAGCAGAAGTACCAGTAACAGGATTATATGCTCCAACACAGCGTCCAGATGAACCAATCACAGCAGGTATTGATATGGGTGATGGTCCTGGATCTGAAGCGCTTCTTATGCAATCAAAGTTTGCTGATCGTAAAATGTCTGATATCTTGGCTGAGATGATCCCATACGATACTACTGGAGAGATAGTTATCCTCTATCAGAACGCTCTAGCGCGAGGTAACTAATGTCTGATAATATTTCATCAGCAGCTTACGCAGCTAAATTAGCAGCAGAAGATATGAAAAGAGTACAGGCTTACAATAAGTCTTTTAAGGCTCATAAAGAACTAACTTCTCTTCCATCTGATTTAGCAAAACAACAATATAGTAAATATACCCCTGCACAACAGGCTTCTCTTAAACAGCAATATGGCAATGAAGATCCTGTTGAAAGGCCAGATAAAGGTTTTTTCTCAACCGCTTGGAACTATACAGGCGGTGCTGTAGTTGATCTGCTAGGTAAGGGTCTTGCAGGACTTCAAAACGTATCAGATTTTAGCACTCGTGTTGCACGTACTGCATTAATCGCAGGAGATCAAAAGGTAAATCTTAATGAGGCTTGGGATATAGCAAACGATAAAGGCGACAAGGTATTTAGTCCAGGTCGTATTGAACGCGCTAGAGAACTTTTTAGCCCTACCGCTGTTACTGTTGCTATGCGTATTGCATCAGGTGAGGACCAAGGCAAGATTCTTGCTGAGGCAACTCCTGAGCAAATTAAATATCTTAAACTTCACGATAGAACACAGGGTACTAAAGAAGAGCAGGATCTCTTTCAAGATACAATGGATGCAGTTAATGCCGCCAAGTATTCACCTGGTCGTTTTGTAGCAAACTTATTTATTCCTGAGAAGTACGAAGGATCTGGATTCTTCTACAAAGCAGTATCAGGAGCAGTAGATGCTGCATATCGAGTATTTGCTGATCCACTTATTATTGGTAGTAAAGTAAAGAAATTGTATGACATTTCTAAATATTCTGTAGAAGTTATTGCCGGTAGCGCCGCCCGTGATGGCGTTGCATTTGCAAAGTACTTTGACCAGCCTAAGACTGCTGCTTTCTGGAACGATTATGGCGCTAAACTTAAAGCCTATCGCAAAGCAGATGAAGCAGGAGAGACTGAAGTTAAGGCTCAACTTATTGAAGAAATGAAAATTCTTGCTCCAGAATTTGGCACAGCAGTTATCAAAACATTTAATAAAGCAGACGAACCTATTGAGGATGTTCTTACAGCCAAAGCATTTTTTAACAATGCAAAGCAACTTGATGAAATGATTAAGGGTGCTGGCGGTCGTCGTCGTATTATTGCCCCACGTATGACAGAGGCTCGTAAACTTAGAGTTGCTACTTTAACTACTGCCAACAAAGTTTTTAACATTGACAAAGTAGGACCTATGCTTACTAGCGCATCATTTTTTGGTGAAGATGCGACAGATGCTGGTATCTATAAAGCCATTACAGAAGGCCGTGAACAGATCCTAGAGAGTGTAAATGCTCTTAATAAAACTAAGAAAATTGGCGTAGCTCGTTTTTCTATAGCAGATATCAACGTTCGCATTGATCGCTTTAAGCAGCGCTTTGCTATTGCACCTATGTTTAGAGATAATGAATTTGATCTTCTTGATCCGAAGGCTCCAGATTATATCTATCGTCTAGCACGTCTAGTATTTCCACAACGCGAAGCCAAACTCGCAGCAGAAACATTTCGTGGCATCGAAGATGTAGGCCAGCGTAAAGAATTTTTTAATGGCATTATGGATAATATCTCTGATATTCGTGGAATTAACACAACTGAACCTACTCAAAACGTAGCACGAGTTATGGCAGGCAAAGGAAAAACTAAGTTTGACAATACCGGAGATGAACTAGATCAAGTTGGTGCATTTGCCACAGACTTTAATACAAAAGTTACAGTACCAAGTTTGGTTGACATTGATCGCCTGACTTCTCGCAGCACACTAGGTCAGAAAATAATTGGTCCTATTGCAAACAGTGAGTTTCTTGAAAAGACAGTAGGGTATTGGTCATTCTTAACACTTGCTGGTCCACGTTATGCTGTTCGTAATTCTATTGAAGACTTGATGATAAGCCTTGCTATTGGTCAGAGTCCTTGGGGAATTGCAAGTAGTCGTCGTCTCACAACACGAGTCTTAACTGCCATTGGAGAGGCGCGTGCTACTGGTCGTATTGATGCTTTGGCAAACAGTCCACTAGGTTTTGTTATGCGTATCATCAATAAAGAAGAAGCAGCAAAATACGCTGATGAAATTAAAGCATTAGATGAAAAACTTCTTGCCAATAAAAAAGAAATTAAAGATCTTTACAGAGTTGTAAATGAATCAACAGATGAGGCTGCAATTAAAGCTGCACGTGATCGCATTTCCCTTCTTCGTCAAGAATCAGATGTTGATATAGTACGCAAGACTCGTGAAATTATGGCAGGTGCTCTTACTAAAGGACGCATTAATAACTTCCTAAAGTCTCAAGGAAAGAAGCCCCTGAATGAAGAGGCTGTAGAATTTCTTACAGAGCAAATTGTCTATGGCGATATAGAAAACCTTTTATCTGTTATTTCAGAAGGTGGATTTAACTTTGCAACTGGAGGAGATTTCCTTACCAGCGCAGTAGGATTTACTAAATTACACAAAGTGCGTTCTGCAGAACTTCGTATTGAATCGCCTAAGCAGAGATATACTAGAGCGCAAGGTTCGATAGGTTTTAAGAGCAGAGCTGTATCAAACCAAGATCCTGCATCGCTTGTATCCTGGCTGCTGCGTATCTCATACGTATCAAATGATGAGTTAGGCGCTTTGGCTGTTGCCAACCTTGACAGACCAGATGTTGCTATCGCAGCAATCCGTAAGTATCTTGCCGATAACCCAGACATTGTAAACCAATCACTTCTCAAGGCTAAGAATATTAGTATTGATGAGCACGCTCGTCTAGTATTTGAACGCACACGTAAGGTATTTGAAACACGTAGATCAGATGCTAAAGGCGTAAAAATACTTAACGAGGATCTTCTTAACAAAGTACGTACTTTAAATGAAAACGGCGAGTATGTAGTATCCGGTAAAATATCATTAGATGATTTGTATACTAAATCCGATATGGATATACCTGAATCTGTTATTGGACCAGAACTTGTACCAGTATCCAATAGTGGCAATATGACTGCTTCTTTAATGGAAAATGGATGGCGCTGGCTAGGTATGGCTAACGCTCGTATGTCACGTCAGCCTATTGTGGTATCTGAAATGCTCAACATACGTAGATCAATGCGTAAGTCAGGTTTTGAAGATGCTTGGATTGCTTCCTATACCAAGGGTATTAACCCAGCCGAGAAAGAACTTATTTTCCAAGCCACTGAAAAGGCTAAGCGTGACCTAGCAACTGTAGTCGAAGAACGTGCCATTGGTCAGACTCTTGCTTACATTGATAATCCTATGGTTCGTTCGCAGATGTCTTTCTCAATTCGTAACTTCGCACGTTTCTATCGTGCTACTGAAGACTTCTATCGTCGTATTGGTCGTGCTGTTAAGTACAACCCAGAGTCAATAGCTATAGCAGCTTTAACATATGAAGGAATCAGTCATTCTGGGTTCGTTCAAGAGGACGATCAAGGCGAGAAATACTTTGTCTATCCTGGAATTGCACCTGTTTACAACGCATATCAAAAGATGCTTGATGCTTTGGGTATCGGGTCGCAATTTAAGGCACCACTGCCTATCCAATTTGGCGCTCAAGTTAAGATGTTGACACCATCTTTGAACCCCGACTCCCTTGTTCCTACCTTTGCTGGACCGGTTGCTGGTATATCCCTCAAGGCTCTTGAAAATATTGTTAATATTTGGAGTCCAGGAGCTGCTGATACCATCACACGGTACACATTAGGTAAGTATGCAGTAGATCAACCTATGGTTTCTTCATTCTTACCAGCGCACGTGAACCGTTTAATTGGTGCTTTGGATAAAGATGAGCGTGATTCGCAGTACGCATCAGCGCACCGCAAGGCAGTTACCTACCTTGAGGCAGCAGGTTACGGTATTCCTAAGAATTATGATGAAGAAGGAAATCTTATTCCACCATCTGCTCAAGAACTTGAAGAGTATCGTTTAATGGTTAAGAATACTACTCAAAATATTTTAGGTATGCGTTTTGTATTTGGATTCTTTGCACCAGCATCACCACAAGTCCAACTTAAATCAGATATGAATGAGTGGGTTCGTGACAATGGACGTGCCAACTTTAAGCAATTGTGGAACGATCTTAAGGATGAGTTTGGTGGAGACTACGATGCAGCAATGAAACGCTGGGTAGAACTATATCCTAACCAAATTGCTTTTACTGTTCCAGAATCTGAAAGATCTACGGTTGCCTCATTTAGTTATGCTGAAGAAGCAGGTATCTTTGTAGATAAGAACGAACAGATATTCAAGCAGTATCCAGAAGCAGCAGTTTTCCTTATTCCTAATAGAGGCGGTTTCTCTTGGGATGCCTATAAGACTATGACTGATATGGGTCTACGTAAGAATCAACGGGTAGAAGATCACCTCCGTACCATTCAAACAGCGGCAGATCTACAGTCTTACTATGACCGCAAAGATGAGTATGAGATGAGTTTAGAGAGAGCTGCAACTGACTACACTCGTAGCAAGTTACGCAAAGAGTTCAGCGATTGGAAGGAACTATTCTTTGCTGGACGGCCGTTGGTATCAGAAGAACTCAATGCTGGTGGACAAAAAGAAATTGAAAGATTTAATGCTCTCAATGACCTTGAGTTAATGCTTGCAGATAATAACATTCGTCAAACAAGTCCTAAAACGTTTGACGCTCTCAAGGCAATGCTTGATACTTATCTTGAATATAAGAAAGATAAAGAAAATCTTGAACGATTTGGGAGATCTGACTTGCTTGCTAGATCTAAGAAAGATCAGACCATAGTTAAACTAAAAGAACTATCACAGTTCAATGAAAACACACTAGCAGCATATGACTCTTTATTCGGAAGGTTGTTGGACTAAATGGCAGATGACGTAATTGATATAAAGCAAGACATTGATAAAATTGAGTCATCTCTTGCAAACTTAAACGATCGTTTTTATGGTCGTGGTGGTGCTGGAGGAAATTTAAAAAGATACAAAGTAGGATCTTCTCAATATAAAGCAGCAAAAAAACAATTTGACAAGATTTTTCCTGAGTATCAGAAAAAGAAGTCAGAATTAGACAAACAATTATCTTCTCTCAAGACTAAGTTGGCTGAAGCCGAAAGACAAGAAGCGGCCGTTAAAAAAGAAGAAGAAAATAAGAAGAGGCTAGAAGAAGAAAAGAAAAAAGTAGATCAAGCCAAAGAAGAAGTTCAGCGAGCAAAAGATCTTCGAGACAAGGCTGCCCAAGAAGCGGCTGAAAAGAAATTAGAAGAAGCTCGAATCAAAAGAAATCAATCAGAAAAAAGAGTTACAGAAGATGGAAAACCTCCTGTAATAACAAGTCAACCATCCGGTTATCTTAACCCTGGACAGTCACCTGCCCAGTCAATGACGATTGATGATTTTCTAAAGAGTGCAATCGGCAACGTTGAAAAAACCAAGAAGTTGCAGCAAGCACTTAAAGATGCTGGAACATACAAAGGTCCAGTAAACGGTATCTTTAATGCTGAGGCTCTACTTCCAGCCGCTATCGCAGCAGAAGAAGATCTTGATAAATACGCAAGTCTTGGTTTAGTTTATACAGATCGTTTTGAGTTTTACAAAATTTTGGCAAACAACAGACAAGCAGCAGGTGCGGGAGATCTTGGATCGGGTGGTTCAAGTACCACTCAATATCCTAGCATTTCTAGCCCAACAGAAGCTGTTGCCAAAATCAATCAAATTTTTAATGCTGAATTAGGCAGAGACGCAACTCCTAGCGAAATCAATATCTTTAGACCTAAGTTAATAGAGGCACAACGCAAGCAACCTTCTACTCAAACAATTAAAGTAGTTAATGGTAAGAAGATTGTTGAAACCCTTACGGGTCTTGACTCAGATCAGTTTCTTACAGATGAGATCAAGAAGGATGTTAATCTCAAGAAAGAAATTAACCAGCGTTTAGAAGGTGCTAAGTCTCTTACACGTCAGGACCTAGAAAAAACAGCAAGAGCAAATGGACTTGATCTTAATTCTAATTTTGGTTCTGTAGTTGATACTTGGATCAAGCGTGTTGACAATGGAGAAGATATAGATATCTTCAAGAACCTTATTCGTGGTACAGCAAAGATTGGTTTGCCGGACAGAGTTGCTAAATTGGTAGATAGTGGACTCGACCTTGATACTATTTATTCTCCTTACAAACGTGCAATGGCATCAAGCCTAGATTTGAGTCCAGAATCAATTTCATTAGATGATCCAACTCTTCGTATGGCTATTGGTCCTGATAAAGAAATGTCTTTGTATGAATATAAGAAAGCTATACGTCAAGACAACCGTTGGAAATTCTCACAAGAAGCCAACGATGAAGTTACAAATATGGTTAATCAAGTTAAACGCGACTTTGGATTTATGGGGTAATGATGGCAAAAAAACCTTTTGTAGGCTACTTGGGATCTGAGCCAATAGGTATCTATAATGCTCCTACACCTAAACCTAAACCCAAACCAAAGCCAAAGCCAAAGCCAAAGCCAACTCCTAAGCCAGTTATGCCTAAGCCAGTTGTACCCAAGGTATCGGATTCTGTTGCAGAGGTTGGACCACTTGGTGGCCTAGAAGAAGGCGTGGTTGCTGGTGTTAATTTTGAAACTGAGTCGGCATTACCTGAATATAATAAACCAATATGGACTTACAATAGAACAATTCAAACTGCAAATGGTCCAGTAGATGTTGACTTTTTTGGTATTGCAAAAGATGGCTCTACTCCGATTGCTATCAATGAAGGCGGTAGCGTCGTAAAAGAAGGAATGGAAGATGCTTATCAACGTCTTTTTGATGAGTTTAATCTTCTTGGATTAGGTTCTTTGGTAGAAGACTCTAAAGATCTTCTAATGAAGGCTACATCTATTGCAGCAATTCCAGAGGCTTTGCGTAACACAGGCGCATACAAGACACGTTTTTCTGCCAATGACGCTCGCATTAAAGCTGGATATAAGGCTCTTAGCCCTGCAGCTTATCTAGCATTAGAAGATCAATACCAAGAGGTAATGCGTCAATATGGTTTACCTAAAAGTTATTATACTCCTGGACTCTATGGTAAACAAGAAGGTTTTGAAAAGTTAATAGCTAATGATATAAGTAACATAGAATTAGGTGATCGTCTATTAGAAGCACAAGATCGAGTACTCAAGGCTAATCCAGAAGTTCTCGATGCTCTTAAAAATTTCTACCCAGATATTAAAAATGGAGATATCTTGGCATATACACTTGATCCCGAAAACGCAATCAAGGAAATCCAGCGTAAGGTAAGAGTAGCCGAAATCGGTGGAGCAGCACTTCAACAAACTGGACTTACAGCTAGTCTTTCAAGAGCAGAAGAGTTGCAGAGATATGGCGTAGATAAAGCAGCAGCTACCGAGGGTTATTCTATAATCGGTGGTGGATTGCAACGTGGTTCAGAGTTGGCATCAATATACCAACAAGATCCGTATACACAGGCAACAGCAGAATCAGACATATTTAATGTCCCTGGCGCAGCAGAAGCACGCAAGCAGCGCAAGAAGATCACTGGACTTGAGAAGGCTACCTTTGGTGGTCAATCTGGAATGACCGGTGGAGCCTTAGCACGAGACCGCGCAGGCGGAATATAACAGACCTGCCACTAGAACGACTGGCCTAGTGGAGCGATAACAACACCAGGAGTCAGAGCCATACCCAATCCCCATTGGAGTATGAGGCTGGCGAAATCAACTAACTGATAGGGAGAAGGACATATGTCCAATTACGAGTACGAGGATGAAGACGACGATTTCACAAATGATTCGTCGAATGACCTTGTAAAGCAACTACGCAAGGCATCAAAGCAAAAGGATAAAGAACTACAAGAGCTTCGTGCTCAGTTCGATAACCTAAGCAAGGGCCAGCGCGAACGAGCAATTAAGGATGTCCTCGCATCTCGCGGGGTGAATGGCAAAATTGCTTCATTTATTCCGCAGGACATTGACCCAACTGAAGAGTCACTGTCTAAATGGCTAGATGATTATGCCGATGTATTCGGCTTTGAATCCAGCCAAACCCAGGCAACACCTAATGTAGATCCAGCTCAGGCTGCAGCATATAAGCGTATGACTAACTCCGCAGACTCCGGCGCTTCGCCAGAACACAACGGAGATATTATGCAAAAACTTATGAACGCTAACAGCAAAGAAGAGTTAGATGAAGTCATTAGATTGTCTGGACTCTAACATCCGATCCTAAACGAAAGGCTAGACCCAAATGGCTATCCCAACAGGTACCCCTACCTCTAGCTCGACGATCAGCGCACTTGTAACTGCAGCATACGATCAGTATGTAAGAATGGCGCTTCGCTCCATTCCAGTTATGCGTTCACTCGCTGACGTCAAGCCAGTGCAACAGGCAATGCCAGGATCATCAGTTGTATTCTCAATCTATTCAGACTTAGCGCAAGCTACTTCTACATTGACAGAAACATCAGATGTATCTTCCATTGCTCTCGGTAACCCTTCACAGGTTACAGTAACTCTGAACGAATACGGTTCAGCAGTAACAACCACAAAGAAGTTAAACCTAACTTCATTCAACGACGTTGATTCAGCTCTTGCTGACATCATCGCGTACAACGCAGCAGATTCGATTGACAACGTAGTAGGACAGGTTCTATCTAACGGAACCAACGTTATCTACTCAAACGGTCCATCAGGAACTGCTCCAACTTCATCTGACACAGTTCTCCCAGTAGACACAATGTCAGTTGCAGATATCCGCAACGCTGTTGTTTCACTACGCACAAACAAGGCATTGCCTCGTATGGGTGAACTCTACGCAGCATACCTCCACCCACGTCAGTCAGCCGATCTTCGCGCTGAGACTGGTACAGGCGGATTCCAGGAACTAACAAAGTACGTAGAGCGTACACCGTTCGTTGCTGGTGCAGTAGGAGTTATCGAAGGCGCTTTCATCGTTGAGACACCACGTGTCCTTAACGGTCTAAAGCTCGGAACAGGCGCTTCACAGCAGATCACACCTACAGTTGCAATCTCAAACGTCGCTTTGACATCAAACGTTGCAACAATTACAACAGCAGTTGCTCACGGTCTTGGCGTAGGCCAGGTCGTAACAGTTGCTGCTGTAACTGCAACAACTGTTAACGGTACATTTACAATCGCATCTGTACCATCAACAACAACATTTACCTACACAAAGACAGCAAGCAACGTTACATCTGCTGCTGACACAGGTACTGTTACATTCACCAACAACTACCGCGCAATCGTCGCAGGTCGTGAAGCATTGGCTGAAGCACAGGCTGCAGATATCTCAACCGTTATCGGTCCAGAGATTGATGCACTCCGTCGTTTCCGCACAATCGGTTGGTACTACTTCGGAGGCTTTGCACGCCTTCGTGAAGCAGCACTCTATCGCATTGAGTCTGCAGCAACAAACGGATAATTCCGCTAGTGCAACGGCAGGGGTGGGGTCAAACCCACCTCTGTCACTTAGGAAAGGTTAGATATGACATATACGTTGACAACACCCTACCAATGGCAAACCTGGGGCGCAGGCTACTCTGAGTTTACTCCGTACTCACGCCTTGCTGGTCGCCGTCTAAATGGTGGAACCATTGATGGCGCTATCGCTCCTAGCCTTACAGATGTTCCTCGTGGTCAGACTCTGATTGTTAACGGAACTACTGTTACAGCAACCTTGACTCCTAGCCAAGATGATCTAGCAGCAGCTAGTTATTACTTCCTTGGTGGTCACGAATATACAATTAGTGATTACCAAGCACAGGTTCTTACTGATGCTGGATATGGAAGTTGGTTAACGCAGGTATGAAACATTGGGAACATCATCCTGAACCAATACCTACCTGCTTTGGATGCAAGGCACTAGGACTACAAGTTAATGAAGTCTCTTTACGGGGTAATGGTATTCCTACTGCTAAGCAACACGATAGGGAGTTACAGTCCTATTACGATGCAACACGTCAGGGAATAGAACCACGTTCTACAAAATCTAAAGATATAGATGCAGCAGTTAAACTTTCCAACGAGGCTGGTAAGGCTTTCGATGGGATCGCAATGACCTTCAAAGACTAGGGAGAAAATAATGCCAAATGTAAACGGAAAAGAATTTCCATACACACCAAAAGGTATGGCAATGGCTAAGATGGCAGCCAAGAAGACTGGCAAGAAGATGGTAGCTAAGAAAGTTATGAAGAAGATGGGGAAGAAGAAGTAATGGAAAACTACGAAGAAGATATTACAAAGTACCCAACACCTGATAAGCAGTACGAAGGTGCCAAGAAGTATGAGACCTATGAGTCACTACAGACTGGTGCAATGGGAAAGTCTGCTAAGTAATGGCTAAGTCTCCAGCGTGGCAAAGAGCAGAAGGCAAGAACCCAAAGGGTGGCCTTAACGCCAAGGGTCGTGCCTCTGCTAAAGCGCAGGGGATGAACCTCAAGCCTCCGGTCAAGAAGGCTGAGGCTGCTAAATCTCCTAAGTCTGCAGGACGGCGCAAGTCTTTCTGTGGTCGTATGTGTGGGATGAAGTCTAAATTGACTTCTGCTAAGACTGCTAAAGATCCGAACTCAAGAATAAACAAGTCACTTCGTGCTTGGGATTGTAGATGCAAATGAAAAAGAAAGTAGCATTTTGGGATAAGAAGAATCCTAAAGCAAAGTCAAAAACCTTGACGCCTGCACAGAAGGCATCAGCAAAGGCAAAGGCTAAGGCAGCAGGACGACCTTATCCAAATTTAATTGATAACGCGGCAGCAGCTCGCAAAAAGAAGTAAGGAGATATAGGTGGCACTAGGAGAATACGGCACAACACTATTGGATGAACTCAATCGTCTAGCCAATGGTGGCACCTATCGAGCACCAAGTGAGATGGTAGGTGAGGCACTTGCTGCCCGTCAATGGGCAGTTCAGCGTTCAGTAACAACAAACTTAACAGATACAGTAGGAGTATTAAATGCGATTGCAGGTACGACTGATAGTAATCGCCTTGATTACAGCGGTGTATGTAACCTTATCGCTGGTACTTTTCAACTACCTGCAGCGCAAGCTCTCAGAGGAGTCTCATCGTGAGTGCTAAATATAATATCGTTTGCGATCAAGCGACTACCTTTGAACTTGACTTCACCATCCA